CTCCAAGTTCATTGATTCCGGAGGCAACCGGGTCAACTGATGGCGCAGAATAGTTGCGATTCATGGCCGATGCGTAAAACAACTCTCGCTTGAGTTCATGGTTCGGAATTACTTGCGCTCCCTTCGGGAGGTCAACGAGGGTCGCAGTTGGTGGTGTATAGTACACCTTACCGGACTCCGTGATGACTCGTTCAACACCTTCCTCACCAACGATGGCAGCACCTCCTTTGTGTGGTTTGCCACGAGTACCTTTGCGATATTCCGGAACGGGTTGCGCCATGATGAATCCAATCTGCGCTGCTTGCGCTGCAATTGCAATCGCAGCCAATGGAGCAGTCAAGACCCCGGCAAGGTATTGAGCAATCAATGGAGCGGTATTGAAGACAACATTGGCAACTGCTTGCAATCGCTGCGCCTCAAATTGTTTTTTGCGAATTTCTCTTTCTCTTTCATTTTTTTTCGCCTCAATTTCAATCAGTCTCTGCTTATTACCATCGGCCAATCGAACCTCTTCATCGTACCTCTTTTGACTTGACTCCAATTCTGCACTCAAATTCTGCTGATATAAGTTGAATGCTCCATCGGTAATGCTTGCAATATGAGCAACAACTTGAGCAGCAATCTCGGCTCTTTTCGCAGCAACCTCCTTGTCAATAGCAACCAACTCTGCGCCCAATTCCTTATTCTTGGCAATGAGTTCGGCATTCTGCGTATCAACGGCATTCATGGCATCCTCATTGCCTTCGTACATGAACTTCTCGTTGATGGCGATGATTTCATTGTTGCTTGCTATTTCATTTTCAATCAACAATCTGCGCTTCTTCTCCTCCTTATCCTTGGTTGATTTGATTTCTGAATCACGAATTGCTTTCCGGGATTCCGCTCCCTTCAATTCGTTCTTATACCGCTCATCAACAACCTCTGCTTCTGCTTTCGCTAATTTCCCCAACTGCTTGATTTGGATGTCAACTCCGGCAGTTGGAATCGCTTGCTGAACCGCTCCAAGTTGTGCTTGTTCCACCGCTTTTCCCTTAGTGAAATCGGCTGCCAACTTCGGCTCTTTTTTCGCATATTTTTCCCGGAGAGCAATCGAATCTTGGAGATACTTCTCCTCAATCCGGAGCAATTCAACGGCCTTGGTAGCCTCATCCTTTTTCGATGCCTCAAGTTCGATTTGAGCAACTTTCTTCTGCTCCTCGATGCGGGTCATCTCTGCATCGAAATCCTTTTTGACTTGCGCCAATCGCTGCCTCTCGGCTGCCTCTGCCTTGGCCTTGGCTGCCTTGGCTGCCTTGTCAGCATTTCCCTTCGCAGCATCATCTTGAATCTTCTGCCGTAGCGCAACTGCCTCCTTCTCCCGCTTGACCTCAGTCATCAAGATGTTTCTCTTGATAGTCGCATATTCCAACTCTTGCTGCACTCGTGGGTCACCTTTTGAATAGGTCTCGGCTGCATTCTTGAGTGCATCATATGATGCCGTAATATCCCGCAGAATACTGCGTGATGCATCGGCTCGACTTACTTCCTCGGCCTTGATGCCTCGTTGCTTGGCGATAAGTATTTGCCGTTCGGAAATCTCCATTTCAGAATTGAACCGGATGTTCTCCTTGATTCGCTCCTTCTGCTTGTCCGAGTATGCTTGACTGCTTAGATTAACCTTATCAAATAAGTCTCCGGCTAAATCATCCCAATAATTGAGGGAATCAAACATATACTTCAATATCGGTGAGATGACCCCGGATGTGGTCTTGGCATTGTTTTGAATCTTGTTGAAGAATCGCTCCATGGATGAGCCAAGCGAGTCGCTCATCTGAACCATCTGAGGCCCGAATGTCTGCTCCAACTGCATCGCAAGGAGAGGCAGCACATCCTTTGCCATCACATTTCCGGAGGAAATCATTTTGCCGAGTTCGGCCTCGGTGACCCCAACCGCTTGAGCGGTCAATGCGAATGCACCGGGAATGCGCTCGGAAAGTTGACCACGCAATTCTTCTGCTTGCAAAACACCTTTTGAGAGTGATTGCTGCAATGCTCTAAATGCGCCATCCATTTGTTCAGAGGAGAGACCCATTGCTCGTGATGCCACAACCACCGCCTTGAATTGCTGATTGGTTTGGTCGAGGGATTGCCCGGCCAATATTGCTGCCGTGGCGAAATCCTTGTATGACTCTGATGCAGTTTTAAACGATACCCCGAAGTTGTTTGCAAGCGATTTGAGACTCTCAATTTGCTGCTCTGCTTTTTGACTCGACCCGGTGAGAAATGTGAATTGAGCATTCAGCGATTCAACTTGTGCGCCCATCCTCGCCATTGAGATGGTGGTATCATAAATCTGCTTGGCGATAAATAGTTTGCCTCCCAATTTAACCATGGAGGTCAATTGTTCAAGCAAGTCTCCTCTGCCTCCTCCGGCTGCTGCCATGCTTGGCATCTTAATCGTGCCGAGTTGCCGTTGGAATGCTGCTGCTGCTGCTTGATTCTTCCGCAGTTGCGCTTCGACTCCGGAGAACCCGGCTGCTGCCTTGTTTCCGGCTGAAACTGCGACTGCTCCCGCTTCCTTGAGCGAGTTGGTGAATGCCCGAACTTGCGATTGCGATTTACCAATCGCTGCTCCGAACTTGATTGCTCCATTGGTTGCAGAACCAAGACCCGCTCCGGCATCCTTTCCGGTTTGATTCAGATTCTCTTGAAATTTATCGAGTGCTGCGTTTGCTGCTTTCTCTTCTGCGGTAAGTTTATCGAATGCCTCGGTTGCCTTGGCTAACTCCGAGGAATCGACAACATATTTGATTTTAACCTCATTCAACATGGGGAGTTGCGTTTTCGCAAAAGTAAAGAAAAAAGGTCGGCAATTACCGACCCATTATTTCCCGATTTTGCGATTGGCCTCCCGGAGTCTTGCGTTCTCCTTTTTCAACTCATTCAACCATGTTGAGTAGCAGAGGTAATATTCGTAAATTGGTTTCGCGACCAAGCATTGAATTGTTTGTGGGTCTCCATTTCCGAAAGAATAGATTTCCGCAAATCTGCGTCTAAATTCCCGGTGGATATAAGTGAAGTAATATGATTTATTGTGTTCATCATTCTTTTGCTTTCCGCCTCCAAAAAGGTCGGAAAATTCTTGCTCAATTCTTCGAAAGAGGGAATTAAGGCGGAGTCCGGCAGACTCAAAAAAAAACCCGGCACATCATTATTTGCCATCCAATGCTTCATTTTTTCGGCATTGTATGGGTACTGATAATCGAGCGGATTCTCTTGTTCATCAAAGTACATCACCGATGCCAACTTGATTGTCCGGGTGAGGGAGAATGACATCGAGAGTTGCTCCTTGAGTCGATTCGCCATGATGCCTATCTCGTACAACTTCTTGTCTGCCGGAGTCTTCTGATTTATGACCATGGCAATCAATGCCTCATTCCATGATTGCAGAACTGCCGGGTTGACTTGCCATAACTCCTCGGTGAGAATATCACGAGCAGCGATTGCCCGTTGAAATGGTATGTTCACATCTGCCGAGAATCGGAAGTAATTGATGCCTCCGGAGGTGAATGCGAATTCGATTTGGTCATGCCTCTCCTTCGGTGCGTTGCCGTTGTATCGTGGCACTCCGGGAATCACCGGATTTACCACTCCACTATCTCGACCGGAGGAATCAGTTTTCGAATCACGAAAAAATTTAGACCTAAAAAAAGCAAGCATAAAGCAAACGAGGAATCAAAAAGGAAAAACGAAATGCCAATGTACTGCCATCCGGATGAGCAGTAAGGACATTCACCCAATGGTTTCGCCAAGTTCACCGGGAGTTTCTGCAATTGGCAGAGATACCACCGCCCAACCGGATGGTCTTCCATCAGAAAATTCAAGAAGTAGGACAACATTGCGCTCATTGTCGCAATCGTTGCTTGGCAGAATAATGCAGCAACCTCTCCTTCCCTTCCCGCAAGATAATTGATACTCATTGTTTTCCATTTTAGTAATTGATTGTAAATGTTGGTATTGATGTTGTTCCGGTTATGACTTGAAAAATGATGGATGTCACGGGGTCTCCGGTCGATTGCAGTTCGACAATCTGCCCCGAATTGATGTCAAGGAGAATCAGTTCGTAAAGAGGCGAACCAAATCCATTGATAAATCCCTCCGGTATATTGGCATCGACATCGAGGTAGGCATATCCATCCTCAATAGGGAGATTGAAATCAATG